CAATGTTCTTCGTTTCTTGCTTCCATAAAAGCATCCTGCATATAATCAGGGTACTGTTCTTGTAACTTAAATAATTCTTTACTAGGAACAAAATCCCAATCAATAGGAGGATCAATTCCTTCTCTAACTTTGGATATTGCACTCCAACCTAAATTATCTAAATCAAATGCTTTTCCTAAAGATTCAAGAGCAGTATAATTACTTTCTAATTCACCTCGTTGTTTTTTTAAAAAATAATCTACATCTGTTGGAACAGTTTGAGGTAATTCATTTAATCCTTTTTCATCTACCATAAATTCTATATTAGGAGATTTTTGTTTTAAAGGATCTATGTTGTTTATTTTTTCTTCTGCCATAATACTAAGGTGATAAAGTTGCTTGTTCATTAAATAAAAAAACTGAATCTCTTTGATCAATATATTTTTTTTGATATTTTTTAAATCTGTCATCTTCAGCTAAAGGATAAACTTTTTCCAGTAACTCTTTTTGTGTAAATACTGCTGCGTCATAAGCATTTTCATCAAAATCTCCAGCAGCATTTTCAAAGATTGTAACAGGTTGCCTGGTTCTTCTGTTTATAATTTTAACTCCCTCAACATCACTAAATTCAGTTGGAGCAACATCTATTGCAATAATATCATCAAGTTTGTTTTGTTCTTTATTTATTTGTCCACTATCCCATAATTCTTGAATATAAAATTTTAAAGAAGAATCATGGTAAGATGGTCTATTTGTTTTAGCTGGAACAAGATTTCCAAAAATATTTAGATAATAATTTTCATCTATAAAATTTACAGCATATTCAATAGCATCTTCTTCGCTACCACCTATTTTGTAAACAGTATTAGCCATTCTTTTAATTGTATCAGAAATAAATTCTACATTTTCTGCTTCTTTATATGAAAAATTTTGATCTACAACATTAGTAGTAGCTTTACCAATCAATACATTATCTACTCTTTTTCTTTGAACCCCTGGTGAATTAATGTCTCTTTGTATTATTCTTAAATTTGCTATTGCTTGACCCTCTGTTAATTTCATTGAGTTAATCGCATAATCCATACGATCATACATTTCAATAGCAGCTCTATCAACCTTCATAGTTCCTCTCATAAAATTTCTACCTTGTTGTGTAGAGTAAATTTTATAAAGTTTATAACCTTGTTTAAGATATTCTGTATTACCTGTTATTCCTAAATTACTATAACCAATATTTATAGCCTCTTTATGAATTGGATTGATAACATTATTTCGTATAGACATTTCGGCAAGTTGTGGTTGAGTATAAGTTGATTGACCATTTGCATTTGTTTTTTGAGATAGTCTAACCATTCCCTGTTCTAAATCTTTTACAGGAATATTCTTATCATCCATATCTTTAAATTGTCCTGTCTTAGCAAAAAAACCAATTTGGTTTTCTAAAATATTATCTATATTATTTTCATTTTGAAAAACCTTATAACCTTCTGAAACTTTTCCTATTAATGTAATTCTTTTATCAGTATCTAGAAATTTAGATGACTTAACATCTTTTAATAAAGATAATGCTTTACCAAAATTTTTATTACTAATATCTTTCTCAACATCAGTAATAAATAAATCTGACTCTATAGCATTAATTGATTTATCTAATTCTGTTTTTCCTGTTTCCCAATTATTACTAAAATCTATTTCATTATTAATTAGTTGATTTTTAATAATATTTTTTTGTTCACCAGAGGCTAAATAATGTTTAGCCATTAAAGTATTTTGTAAAGAGTCATGTACTGAAAGATTTTCTACTTGCAAAGCATTTCTTGAGTTTTTTTTAACTTTTAATAAATATTCTGGATATTCAATATTTAATTTTGTTTCTAATAATTGTTTAACTCTTTTATTTGATGTTTGAGATAATATTTTATTTTTTTCATTATTAAAATCTGTATTAAATGTGTTTATTGCATTATTTTGATTAAAATCATTTTTAACTTTTGCTTGACTTTCTTCTACTTTGTTTTGAATTTCAAAAAATTTTTTATTAGCTTCAGTTTTTTCTTCTAGATTTCTTTGTTTGATATAATAATCTTGTGCTACACCTGCTAAAGAAGATAGAGCAGCACCCGTTGTTTGTGTTGGATCTATTCTAAGATTAGATCTAACTGATCCTACTTCTGCAGTTGGTCTAGCTTTGGATGTAAATGTAGGTATTTTTGGCATTATTCTCCAAAACTCCCACCAGTAATTCCACCATATGAACCACTATAGGGTACACTTGATCCACTTGATCCACTTGATCCACCACCACTCATAGACATCAGGCTTGTTCCAGTTTTTACTATAGTATTTATTTGTGCCATTTTAGCCGCTGATCTAGCCATTTGACCTTGTATTCTTGCAAAATTTGCTTCTTCTAGTTTTTGTGATTGTGCAACTTGAGAGTTATATTCCATAACATCTTTTTGAATTTCAGCTTGTTCTGCGTTGTACCTTAATGCTCTTAATCCAGATCCAGAAAGTTCAGCACCAGATTTGTAAATAGAAGTTTTTGTTTCGCCTTGTAATTGAACAAATTGTTGGTCAAATTTATTAATATCAAACTCTAATTGCTTTTCTATTTGTCCAGCTTCTTGTTCTGCGACTTGAGCATTTCTATTTTGAACTGATTGATTATATTTACCAATAGCACCTTGTTGCTTGTATTGGATAGCACCTCCTACTACCGCTCCTGCTACTGCTGCTTGCCAACCCATTAGAATAACCTCGCATATCTATAATGGTCTGAACCATCAAATCCGTATTTTTTCATTAATCCTTCTTCTTTTAATCCTAACCATTTAGCAAATTTTAAACCCATAGTAAAATCTGCTCTTACAGCAGTTTGTACCCTGTGGATTTCATTTTCTTTTGCCAATCGTGCAAAGTTCTTCTTAATAGCTCTAGCAATAACTAATGGATGATCCCAAACTTTACTACTTGCTAACACCCAACCTTCCGCAACTCCATTCCAAATAATTTTCATACCAGCAGACGCAACAGGATCATCATTAATGATACAAGTATAAGCTAAACCTGTCTGTTCTAATTCCATTGCTTCTCCTTCAAATTGAGCATCTTTATCCATAAGAACATGGTTCATTTGGTTGGCTAGAATAATCTTACCATGTTTTGAAATATAAGGCACTATTTGTAAAATATCTTTAGTCATTGGTTTGCAATTCTGGGTATAATGATAAAACAGTCAAAGGTAAAGGTTGAGTTTGTCTAACAAATATAAATCCATCTGTATCATAATTACCTCTAAACTCTACCGCTTTGTCTCCTGTAAATGTAGGTATACCTTGATCCATCACATCTGCAGAAGTACGGAATGGTATTCGTTCCATATCAGAAAGATTAGGTCCTACTTCTACTCCTACACTTTCATATAATCTTACAGTAATTTCGTAAATTCTTTTTGTTTTTCCTTGAGATGTACCATTTTGAGAACCAGCATCTAATCTCATGGTTTGTAAAATAGAATTATATCCTAATCCTACTTTCACATCTGTGGAAGATCTATCTAAACTAACAGAGCCAGAAGAAACTATTTTTGTAGGATGAGTTGCACCATCTGCTAATATGTGAACTGTTTGACCTTCTAAATGATCTAATCCAGAAAGAGTAGTAACAGCAGTTCCACTATAAGCTAAAGCACTATCTAAATAATTAAAAGTAGTATTATCTGTTTCTGTAAAATCAACATTGTTTAAATATTCTACATACCTTCTACTAGAACCATTTACAGTTCTTTTAATAATAACATATACTTGATATTCTGTATCATCAGTTGGTATAACCGCAACACTTTCGCAAATAGATTTTCCTTCGCTAGTTGCAGTAAGTCTAGCAATGTCAAAACTAGAAATAGTTAAGTAATCTAAACCTGTAGATACCACTTCTTTAATAGTAACTACATTACTAGAAACAGTAGCGGTAAAATTGCTATCTGCATCAATAAGAGTTTTTAAATTAGTAGCTGTTTGGTTGTTGCTAGTAGCGTTGTGAAAAAATCCAGAAGTAGCAGAAGTGGCAGAAGTAAAAGTGGTAGTTGTGCCATCTGATTTTTTTAAAACAATTCTTGTTCCATTTTTTATATTTGCGTAATCTGTAACTGTAATAGTAGCTGTTCCAAAGATACCTCCAAAAATATGTCTATGCCAGGCTGTTACTTGCTGTTCTCTTTGGTAAGTTAATCCTACTAACTCTCCATCTCCTCTAACAGCATAAATAATTTGATTAGGTTCTTGTTGGTAAGCAAGTTGAATTAAACCACCTTCAGTAATATGTTCTGCAAGAATGGTCATATCAGGAGCAAGATAACCATCCACATCAAAGTTATAAGCTAGTTCTCTAATTTTTCTTTTTGCTCTTTGTAGAAATAAAGTTGCGTTACCTACTGCAATCGCATCTACATTTGCAGCACCATGGTTAGATTGTTTCTTAATTAATATATTGGTTGGTGTAACTGCAGAGTCTGTTCCACCACCTGACACTGTAAACTCACCACCTGCTGTACCTATAATTAAAGTTCTAGTAGCAGTCATAAATCTAATTGCGTTTACTTGGTTGGAAGCAATCGTATAAATAATAGCATCATCGTCTGCAATCGTTCCACCAATATTAGCATCCATGTTTTCATAATCTCCTGACTTAGAAAAAAATACTGTTTGTGGTTGATTGGTTGTTCCTGCAAATACTAATCGTTGCTCAAAAAAAGTTACACAAGAAGGATGACCTGTAGTGTCTGAGAACGCACCTAAAGACCAATCTGCTGAAGCAGTTGCTGATCCTAAATCTTTTATAATAGTTATCGTAACATTAGTCGTATCTGTTACTCCAGTTATTTTACCATAACCATCTCTAAAATTAACTAGTCTACCTACATCAGTTGAAACAAATCCACTGCCACTATTGATACCAGTAACTGCACTAGCAACTAATGCAACTCCTGTACCTACAGTATGTGATGCTGGATTTAAAGTTGTTGTAGTTATATTTGCATCTTGAAAAGGTCCAGCTGTAAAATCTACATCTGCTAATGTCCAATCAGTATGACCAGTACGAGATAGTTTTGCTACTTCGTGAGAAGGGTGAGTGATATACATAACATCTGCAGATTGTGCAAATTTAATGTCAAATAATTGTGCAGTTGTGTATTCAGTAGTAATTTCAAAAACTTTATTTGCTGTACCTGCAGAACTGTATGTCGTATAACTACTGCTATCAATGGCAACAGAATCTTTATTTTTTAATGAAAAGGTATTGGTAGTTACATCAGCAATAATAAATCTTATTCCATTTACTTCTGTCATACCAACTACTTCTGTAATTAATATTTCATCACCATTAGAATAACCATGAGAGGTAGCAGTTACTACTGCAGGATTTGCTTTAGTAATTCCTGATATTGTTTTATCTCCTTCTAATACTGAACCATTATCTTTGTAGACACGAATTTTAAGATTAGAAAACTCTAACATATAAGTTTGAGTAGTAGAAAATTCAAAAGGAATAAGTCTAGTTTTGTTATCGCTGTCTGCTACCTCTGCAACAAAAGATGTGCCTGGTCTACGAGCCGCAGCACCATGAGGATATACAATTAAATTTTCTAAAGTCTTACAGCCTGAACTGTATTTAGTAAGATCATTACGACCATCTAGTCTGGGAGATAGTTCTCCTCCTGTAAAGTTGGTAAGCTGTACCGCAACTCTAGCCATAAATTAAAACCTTGAATTGATAAAAGTACCAGCGTCAATAGCATCTGCCATTCCTAAATCTTGTGATACATTTTGACCTTCTGTAGAATCTACAAATCTAGCATCTCTTAATTTATTTTGAAATAACTCATACATATTCTGTGCAACAGGATTAGAAGAAGTTACTCCGTAAGCAATGTCTGCACCCAAGGCAGCAGATAAAGTTTCTCTTAATAATTCATCGTATTCATTAGGATCAGTAACTCTTGATACATATAAAATTTTCATAGAAGAGGTATTGCTTAATACTTTTCTACCTTCTACTTTGTAATTAGAATCGTAATCTAAAATAACTAACAGTCGTAAACAATCTGAAGGTAAAGTGTATTGGTAACTAAAACCCCAAGCTGGAGCTGTTGAGTCTGCAGCTAGTTCTACTCTTTTTTGTAAACAGTTCCAAGGATGAGATCTAAATACTGCGTCTCTTACTTGAGTATATCTTGAGTTACAAAGTCTACCATTTTTTGAATCTTCTGTTAGGGATAGAATAGTAGTAGCTCCTAACTGATTTAATGCTCCGTTACAAATATCTACTATGGATGCCATCTATTTTTTCTTTGCTGTTTTAGCTGATCTTTTAAAATTTGCTGCTGTTGGAGATCCTTTAGATCCTGGCTTTCTCATTTTTTCATTTGAGCCAGCTTTAATTCTTTTTCTTTTTGCGTGAATGTTTGCGTATAAACCTTGTTTTGCCATAACTATTCTTTCGTTATATATTTTCTTCTTATTTTCCTATTGGTCATCCGTTGCCAGATTTCCGCTTCCGTTCTCTCATTATGAATATCAAATCCATTATGAGCAGATGCTGTGTGTTTAAATCTGTCTACCAAAACAAATCTATAAACATAATCATCTTTCTTAAAATGTAACACAGGTTTGACTTCTTTCAAATGTTTCATTTAAAGAAAGATGGGGGATTGCTCCCCCACCCAAACTATTTATTAGTCTTTAACATATAATAGTTGCAACTGAATAGTACCAGCACCATCAGCACCTGCTAGGGTAACTGTAACTGGAATACCATCTTTGTCAGCATCAACTACACTGTTTCTACCTAAAGCCATAGTATCTGCTGCAACAACTGTTGCTGCAGAAGTTGAAGCGGCTGCTGCTTTGTATTCATCAACGTCAAGCGTTACCGCTGTTCCTGATGAGTCATTGTAGCCTCCGTGTCCAACCGATATAGTGGTACTTGCACCAAGAGCGTCATAACTTACTGATCCGCTCAAGATTCTTGCACCATTAGGTATGTAGAACATAGTAACAGTAGATTGCTCTGCACTTGCTTCGTACTCTGCAAATGCAACTCTTACTCTACCTGCTAGTTCATTAGTATCAACCTTCTCAGAAGGAACACTAACTATCTTCGCATATTGTATTGAATTAGCCATATATATATCCTCCTATTATGCTTCTACGCAAGTTATACCAAGGACTTTAGCTTCTTCCATTCTAGTAGCACCGATGCTTTGGCAGTAGTACACTTGAGTGGCATAAGATTTGTCAGCTCTTTCGTCAATTCTAGCGGAAATATCTTTTCCGATTCCTAGAGCTATTCCATCTTGTGCAAAAGCTATACAAAGTCTGTCATTACCAGATTTTGTAAGTCTGTTGGATGTTGTAAATTTAAACCCAAGAAAAGTATCAATTTCACCATGAACCAACGCTTTGATTGTGTTGAAATCTGAACTTGTTACTTCGGTTGTCGCCAATAGATTATTAATCTGCTCAGGTCCTACAATAATGTGTCTAGGGATTGAAGGATCAACATCAGCCAAATCAAAAGTCTGCTTAGCAGTTCTTAATTTAGCAATAGTTAAACCTGCAGAACCACCAGCAATTACTGATTGTTGAGCTTGAGATGTTGAACCAGTCTCGCCTGTGTAAGCAGTACCAGTTGCAGCAGCTATAATCACATCGTCTGTAGCTCTACCCATTGCCATTGCAGCAGCTTGAGCGTAAGAAGATGTTGGATCGATTAAGAGTCTTACTTTATCCTGAGTGTCTATTAGATCAGCATATTCGTAATCAGCAAGTGATACTCTTCGTCTTGAATGAGGTGTATCAATTTGCGGAGTGTCGGAATGTCTGCTAGTTTTTAAAACTGCAGTTACTGAACCAACTTGGTCAAAAAAAGCATTTTTTCCAACCACAGATTCAACTCGGACTTTGTCTCTTAATAACGATCCCATTTGTTGAGAAAGCATTTGAATGTTAGCAGAATACTGCTGAACAAATGCTGTAGTTATTTGTGATGACATATTTGTCTCTCCATTTATTAAAGTTAAATATTAACAACCCACATGGTCATTAATAAAATTAAAACAGAAAGGTTCTCCGTCAAAATTGACAGGCATTTCTTGCATTTAAAGTCTGTTAGACTAGAGTCTATTCCTTCTTGTCAGTAAGGTTCTTGCGAATTGTCTTACCTTTAACCCATTTATAATAAATATCTGCAGTTGGCAAGGGGTTTGTTTTCTGGTTCTCAGAACCTGTTTTCTTAACCAACCGCAATATTTCTAATCTAATCTCTTGATCGTTTAGATTATTATTCTGCATTTAACATTTCTCTTAATGTATAGACTTGTTGAACTACCTTGTCGTGATCTGGGTGATTTTTATTCCAGTAAGGACTATTGGTATCATTAGTCAAAGTAGTTATTTCTGATTCAATGTCTTTCATGGTATCTACATTTTCGCTTTCTGTAGAAACAATTTTATCCTCAGACATCATATTAGCAATTTTTGCAAATCCTTTTATAATTTCTGGATGATCTCCTACCCTTGTTCCATCTTGTAGTTGCATATCTAATACATCTGGATTAATATTTGCTTTAGCTAATGCACCAGCTTGTTTAACTTTACCTTCAAAGTCTCTACCCCACTCTTGTCTTAGCTGTTGTTCCGCTTGAACTTGAGCAGTCTCTGTATCAATCTTTGATTGCTGTGCAGTACCTTCCATATTATTTTTATAGAAATCTAAAATACCTTCAGCTTGTTTATTATTCAAACCTAGTTTATGAGATTGTTCTGCAAATGATTTAATTGCACCTTCATCAAAATTAACTACATCAGATTTAACATTTAATTTATATTGATCTGCTGTTTCTGGTCTACCTAATTTTGAATACACTTCACTCCACTGATCGTCTGTTGAGTTGTTGTTAGGAATAACTACCTTGTCCTGACCAATCATTTTAGTTGCGTTGATGTAACTTTTTGCTAGTGCATCAATCTCCGTAAATTTTTCTATACTAGGATCGCTTCTAAACTCTTCACTGATAGACTCTTTCCAAGAAGAGGGTGTTATAGGTGTATCTGATTTTGCAACTGTATTAAGTGTTGCTGTTGGTTGGACTGTTTCTGTAGATGGTGTCGCTGTTTCTACAGGCACAGTTTCCTGCGTTATCTGTTCGTTTGACATTATTATTTTCCTTTTTCATTATCATTTTGCAGCATTGATTTTATAAATAAAAGAACGCTGCGTTGTCCTTCCATATATGCACTTTCATGGCTATCTCCTTTAACATTAGTAGTAGCGTGGTAGTGGCATCTCTTTTCTAAATCAAACAAGACTTCTTTGCCTTCGTCTGTATTGAATATAAATTCGTAATTTTTTTTTAACTTTCCAATTAATTGTTCTAGTTGTTTACTTGCTTCCATGTTTTTTCCTTTCTATTACTCTTCTGGGTTTACTAAAGCCTTTGCTTCCTCTGGCAATGCTTTTGCCAATGGTGCTATGTCTCCTCCTGCTTGTGCTACTTGTTGCATCTGTTGCATTTGTTGTTGTTGTTGAGCTTGTTCTTGAGCTTGTTGTCTTTCAGAGTTTACTTGGTTTTGTGATTTCAATAATTTTTGTGGCATACCAACTATGTCTGCTAGATGTTTCACTAGGTTATCAAAATTAACATAATCAAATACTGGTGCTACATTTGCTAATGATCCTAATATTTCTATTGCTCTCATAATGGATTGTAGCTCTGAAGATTTTTGTGCTTTAGCAAGTGGTGAAACATATTCAATTTCTACATTTCTTCCAGATAAAAACTCTGGTGCTTCTGGCAACATATTGTTACGGAGCAGTATAGCAAACACTCTATCAATTAATGGTTTTAACAATTCTGATTGCAGTCTACCAAGAACAGGTCCTAGTAATCTCATCTTCTCTTCGTTCCTTTGGATGACTTCTGTTGCTGTCATTTGAGGACCATTCTGCATCATTAATTGGTTTACATAAAACACAGCACGAATAGCATCTCTTCTTTGCTCTTCCATGTTTAATCCTAATGGATTGTTTGCACCAATGTTTAAAGGTTCAATTCTATCTCTTGTTCCTGATCTATAAAAATTTAATCCGCCAGGTACAGTTCTAACTGGTAATAAGAAACCATCGTCAGGCACTAACAAAGGAGGATCAACTTGTTTCTGTGCTGCTTTAATAGTGGTCTTAGACATTTCATTTAACATCTTCACATCAGGCAAAGCAGTCATCGCAGGAGATCTTCCGTAGATTTCATTGGATGCTTTTAAGTAACGAGGTACTACAAAAGGAAATTCTTTAAATCCAGAAACAGATAATTCGTTTCCATTTTTATATTCTACATAAACAGATTCAAATGGCATATTAGCTTTATCTTTTTTCTTAGGATCAAAATCAGATCTTGGATAAAGTGCGTGGATTAATTCTACTTCTTGGTAAGGATCTTTTTTTGACATTGCCATAATGTCTGGAGAAACTTTATCTCCAAATTTTTGCAACGCACCTCTAGCAGAAAGTTTAAATCTTCTGTATACTGTATCTACTCTTCCCTTATCGTTCTCAGCAATAAACACTTCGTTAATATGTCTGGTTGAGAATTTAATTAAATCATCATCATCTTCTTCAATAAACATTGCTGCTGTACCAAAGGTAATTAGATCGTGGTATAATTCAAAAATTTCTTGTTGGAAGTTAGAACGATTAAACGCAGTGTACATTGTTTCGGTTGCAGACTCTAACCAAAGTTTTGCTTCTTCTTCGTTGTCTATATCTTCTTCTTTAAATCGTAAGGTAAACCAAGGGGTGGAAGGGTTAGTCAGCATACCATGTAAAGAAGCTGCTAGTAATTCTACTGCTTGAATAGGAGACGAATCAAAAATCATCTCATTTCGTTTATCTCCTCTGGCTCTGGTTTTAGTTACATCAGCTTTTCTTGGTTGCATATAATCTGCAACTTCTTGCCAGTGTGTTTCCCAGTTTTGCCTTTGACCTTGTAGTTTGTCAAATCGTGCTAATAAACTTTTACTTAAATCTGTTTTTGCCATTATGATCCTAATAGACTTTTCTTACCTAGTGTAGCATCTCCCTCTACTCCTGCTGAGCTAGTTAGAATAGTTGCTGATCTTCCTTTTCGTTTTGTTTTAACACTGGATGAATATCCATCTGCATCGGTTGCTGTGCTTTGAGAAATCTCTGCTGCGGTTGGAGCTATAGTAGTAGCTACTGGAGCAGGTTTGTTTACTTTTTTAACAGCACCCATTTTAACCGCTTTTGTAATTGCTGCAGCCATTCCCATATTAATTAGTCTCTCTAGTTAAGGTAGATTTAGTTTCTGTAACTCTTACTTGTTCTACTTCAGGTTTTTTAATTACTTCTTCTGCTTTTAGAATTACAGGTTCTTCTTTTTTAATTTCTACTTTAGCTTTTTTTGGTTTGATTATTTCTTTTGCTATTTTAATTATGTTTCTAATTCCCATGTTATGATCCTAATAAGGTTTTCTTTTTAGTTTTTAATTTATTTAACACACCATAACTGGATGTTTTTATTGTAGATGATCTTCCAGAACGCATTTGTGATAAACCTATAGAAGCATATTTTTTTTTAGGAACTTTATTATTTAATAATTTTGATTTAGATGTTTTAACATCAGATATATAAGGAGATGATTGATTTATTGTATTATCAGATTTTAATACACCTTTTAATTTTGCAAGAGGAATAAAAAATGTTTCAATTGGATTTGCCATATTATGATCCTAATAAAGTTTTCTTTTCTATCTCAGCATCGCTGACATCTCCTAAAGGTCCAGTTAAAATAGTAGACTTTCTACCTTTTCTTTTTCGTTCTACTGCTGCTTGTTCTTTAGCAATACTTTCTTTTTCTTCTGCTGAAATTTCTGAAGAAGGCATCTCAGGAGCTGGTGCTACTGGTGGTAGTGATGGCATCTTTGGTGAAAATAATGAACCCATATTTATATTATCCTATAACTATTATCTGCTACATTTTGTGGAGCAGCTTGTCTAGTATTAATTTCTTGAAGTCCCACAGCCAAATACCTCATGGCATCACAGGCGTGTGAACTCCAATCGTGTACAGGCTTAGATCTAAACATTCTGTTTTTATCTATGTACTTCCTGTGGTAATGTCTTAACGCATCTATTAATTTTTTGCAATGGTCTATGTCAATGTAGCATCTGGGTAGTGCCATAGCGGTAGCGTGGATTCCATCCTCTAAAGGAATTTTCGGCACAACTTTAAATGTAACTCCTAATTGATAAGCTACTTCCCTTCTGGTTTTTCCATTACTAAATTCCATCACCTCTATATCATGTGGACCAAAGTGATCCTTGTAGATATACTCTTTGGAATTTATTACTTCTATGAAGTGGGGTAATCCTTGTTTTCGTTCTTCATAGTAATCTACAATATTAATTGCTGAACCTAGTTGTTGATAAAATATAATAGCAGTGTGGTCTGAAACTCCTATATCCCATGCGGTAGAGACTGGCAAAGAAGGATCGTAAGGTACTCTAGTAATCTGCCTTTTATCATCCATCTTTTGCATAACCTCTCCGTATACAGCTCCTTCAATGTTCGCTATCCAATCACATTCAAACTCTTGCTTGAACTTGTTATCTCCCATAATCTCTTTTGCTTTTTCTAA